TTTAAGATCTTCATTAGATTGTCTGTACCTTCATCATCAAGAGATGAATCGAATGTCTCATCAAGGATGAGGAGATTGGTGTTTGTAGAGTTCTTCATCTTTGCTATTTGTCTCCATGCAAAGAGTAGACTTAAATCAATACGCATCTTCTCACCTTCTGAGAAGTTAGCATATACAAATTCGTCCCTATGTCTTGACTTAATTGTCTCTTCAAAGTTCTCATTGAGGTGAAATGCCACAAAAAACTCAAGTGTCTGGAGGTATTTATTGATCAGGGCATTCATGGCAGGTAAGTATTCTCTGATAATTTTCGTTCGAATACCTGTGTCCTTGAGCATCTCAGCGGCAATATCGTTGTATAATATCTCATCCTGAGCTTCTGTGAGGTTATCTTGTATATCAATAAGATCATAGGTCATATCCACGAGCTCTTTGGCTGGAGTATCAATATCAACTTCTTTTACTTGTTTATTCACTAAAGCAGTCATATTGCTTGTGTAGGTTGATATGTTTGTGTTTATATCTGCCATCTCTGAGATCTGTATCTGCACATCTTCTAATGTTTTAATAGTCTCATCATACTTTGTTTGATTTAACTCTATGTCTTTTTGTGTTTGTTGGGCTTGTGTGCGTACATCCGTTAGCATAGAATTCTTTACACTCTCACTGATCTCTTGAGTACATGTAGGGCAAGCAGTATTTACTTCAAAGAATTTTGCTTTGCCAACAAGCTCTTTCATTGAATGTGAGTGTCTACCTTTCTCAGTAGTTAAGCCTTCTCTGACTTTCCTCAAGGAATTGAGACTGCCGCGTAAGCCATCCGGATATTTATCTAAATCAGATTTTAGAGAAGCTACCTTGTCTTGTGCTTCTTTTATCTCTTCATTAAATGATTTCTTTGCCTCTTCATTAATTGATTCTAATTGTGTTATGTGTTTTTTCTGATATTCTATTTTGTCTTTTTGATTAACTGATGCAGTATATGAATTTTTTGCCCATTCTTTTGCTTGAGCATTACGTATCTTTAATGCAGCTTTCATCTTAGAGAACACACTAATATCCAATAGATCTTCAATGACATCTCTTCTATCCCAGGCCTTGAGTTGCATGAATGGAATAAATGAAGATGATCCTAATACCACAATCTGATGGAATGATTTATGATTAAGCTTTAATATATTTTGCTCTAAGAACTTTTGATAATCTCTTACGTTTGTTTGTTGATCTATCATCTTGTCATTTTGATAGACTTCAAACTTATTTGGTTTAATACCACGTAACACTTTCCAAGAGTGGCCAGCAGTATCGAATTCTATAGTAACCTCACAACCTTTACCATTCACCGAGTTAACTAAGCCACCTCTCTTGACATTACGATGAGGCTTATTAAATAAAGCAAAGGATATGGCATCTAATATGGTGGACTTACCTGTACCATTAGTACCTACAATAAGAGTTGATCTAGATCTATTAAGATCTATTTTTATTGCGTTGTTACCGGTTGAGAGAAAGTTTTTGTATGTGAGTTCTTTGAATAATATCATGGGTATATTATAACACAATAAACACTAAAGTACATACTTATACTTCTGAATTTTGTATGTTATTTATTGCTTCTGGTTGAGGTAAGACACTAGGATCGATAACAAACATCATATCCAATCCAATACTTTTTACTTGTTGTAAAAAGTGATCACAGCTATTATATAGTTGCGCAGCAAATAAACCAGTTTGGAAACTCATATCCATATGCATTTCCTCTGGATCTATTTCATGTTTTTTAATTGCTAGTGCCATAAAATATTTGCCTTGTACTGATAACTCACCACAATTCATATGCCAATATTCTATTCCACCTAATACCATAAGCACCAGAGACTTGTCTTCAAAGTATTGTCTATACTTTTCTTTATCTAAATCTTCTGTTTTTGTTTCTACTATTGTTTCATTTACTTCAGTAAGAACTTCAGACACACTTGCTGTGTCATCAGTTACAATTTCTACTACCTCAGGCTTCGGGCTGAAGTCTGTCCATATTTGTTCAGCCCAAGCCAGTATTGGCAATAAGGTTAATATTAATACTATCCTCTTATTTCGTCGCATGATAAATCGCAAGCTGGAGTTTCGATAACAACTGGGTCACTACCTACACCAACTAATCCTTTCGCTTTTTCCATTTGGTCGGATAACATAGAGCATCCGGTTACATTAAATAATACTATAAGACCTACTACCACAAGTGCTAGTACTGTCCATCTACTTTTAGAAACTTTTTTCATTTTCATTATTGTATCTCCATATCTATGGCATCATTATAGAGACTGTTCATCAGTGTCTTGAGCTTATCTTTATCAAGATCTGTATTCACACCATCTATATAACTTGCCATTAAGTCTGTTGTATTTTCTACATCTTCTATATTAGTGAGTACATTCTCACCTAAGAACTCAGAGAAATTTTCAGCTATCTTTAAATCGTGTGTATCTAGCTCTGATATTCGTTCAATAAATTTGTCAAACATGAATGGGTTAGACTTATTCCCTACAATTACTTTAACAAATTTGCCCGTAAGTGTATTTATATCATAATTTGTGTAATCTGTATCCGTATCATCATAATATATTTTCTCAAATAACGTGAGCGGATTAGGTATTGCTTCTATTGTTTGTGTATCAGTATCGAATACATGGAAGTATTTCTGATCACCAGCATCTGCCCATGTGAATTCCATTTGACATCCTAGGTATCTGATATTAGCCTGTTGAGATGAAGCGTGATAATGACCTGATAAACATAAGTCAAAGTGAGAAAAAGGTTCTACACCCATACCATGACCCATAGGCTGTTTAATACCTCTCATCATTTCAAAGCCTTGTAACTCTAAATGGCCCATCATAATACCTTTATTACTCGCTAAGAAATTCATAGAGCTTTCATAATTCTCTGGATTAATCCATGGTACTAAATGTACATCACATCCATCATAGTTTAACGTTGATGGTTTCATAATGATATTGATATTGCTTGTATAATAACCTAATAGTTCTTTTAGTGAACAGAGATCATTTGTGTTCTTATGGAATACATCATGGTTACCTGGAATAATATCCATGGTCATACCAGCTTGTTTCATAGGCTCAAGGAAATGTCTGCGGTTAGCATGTAAAGCTTTAAAGTTTACAAATTTCCTATGGTCATAATAATCACCGAGATGTATAATATGTTTTATATCATTGTCTTTACAAAATGGAAAGAACACTTGCTCATAAAACCTCTCTTGAAAGTCTATGAATATCTGTGAACTATTCCTTACACCACAATGTGTGTCATTTAATAAAGCTATCTTCATCGCCAAGCATCTCCTAATAACCAAACAACTAAACTATATCTTGTGCCTTTTGTTACTTTATTTACCTTATGCCATCTATCTGATGGGAATACTGATATTGAACCAGCGGTTTGTAATTTAGCAAGTTGTTGTGGATCTCTTTTCCAATAATCTTTTTCAGTATCAAGATACATTTCTCCACCTTCATAATCATCATTAAGGTTTACGGTGATACTTAGCTTTCTTATTTTACCATCTTCACGCCATGGAATAGCAGTATCACGATGCCATCCATAATGGTCACCTTTCTTATATTTAGTAAACTGAATTGCTTGTGCTGGTTCCCATTGAAAATTCCAGCCAGCTTCTCTATTGGCTGTATCAACATATGGTTCTAACATTTGCATTACCCATGGATCATATAACCATGCAACTTCAGATTTTCTAAGCTTATTTACAGTATCTTTATTTGTTGCTGCTGTTACAGTAACTTGATCATTACCGTAATCGATTAGTTGTTTGCATTGTTCTTTTGAAAATGCTCCTTCAAATGTCCATGCGTTATTCTTTAATCTCATTTCTTAACTCCTTGTTTATATCTATAGCTTTTTCTAAAAGCTTTAATGGTGATCCAGTATTGCGTGCAAATCTAGTAAACGCATTAGTATCTTTTGGAAAACATTTACCGCCAAATCCGTATTTTAAATCTGGACCAGGAACGTGTATGTGACTTTTACCGATACGCGGATCCGCAGATATAAGTCTGGTTAATTCCCAAAAAACTGTTTCTGTATTTCTGTCATCGACTCCACCATTATATAAACTACTTAATTCATTAAAAAATACTACTTTCATAGCAAGGAATGAATTGACTGCATATTTAACAAATGCTGCATTTCTCATTGTTGTCCAATCAACATCAAGAGTTTCTACACCAGCATATTCAAATACATGATACCAATATCTACCTGCATACCGACTACATCTTTTACTTTCACCGTATATAGCAAAAGGTTGTCTAAGAAATTGTTGTGGGCCATCTGCTTCTACTAAAAACTCTGGGCTATATGTGATAGCGTCATCATCTTCATTTTCAAGTAAGACAGCTAGTTCAATAGATATAGTTGACTTAATTAATATTGGCGAAGATACTTTTTGAAATCTTATCTCTTTATAATATTGCTCTACCATCATATCATTGCATTCACCCATTGGTCCCTCAGGTGTAGGTACACAAATTATAATACCATTATAATCTGAGTAATCTAAATGTGGTAATTTATACCCAGCAGGTTCATCTAGAATATCAACTGAATATTTTGTCCATTTATTATTTTTAATTGAATCAGTAGTTAAGCCAGTAAATACGGCTTTGCCTACTGCTCCATAACCGATTATTAAAAATCTTTCAATACGTGGCCTATTAGCATGGTAATCTTGAATTTTCTTTGTTGACTTAATATCTTTTGTCTTTTTCATATGCTATATTATAACACAAATTGCTTAAAAGTACATACCTTTATGATACTCTTTAAACCAATCTGTGTAATGTTTAACTCCTTCTTGAATTGTTGTGGTTGGACTATATCCTAATCCTTGAATCTTTGTAATGTCTGCCTGTGTTGATTTGACATCTGCTGGATGCATAGGTAACATATTCTTTTGTGCTACTCTACCTAATTCATTCTCTAAGCATTCTATATAATCCATGAGCTCATTTGATTTACCTGTACCAAGATTATAGATCTCATGATGATTTATTGCTGGAGTGAGTAATAGATTCTCTAATACAAGATGAATACCATCAACTAAATCACTAACATAAGTAAAATCTCTTTGCATATCACCATCGTTATATACATCAATAGGTTTACCTTGAGCCATAGCTTCTGCAAATAATCCTAGTGCCATATCAGGTCGACCGTATTCACCATAGACCGTGTAGAATCTTAAGCCTGCGGCTAGCAGTTTCGAAGATTCAAATTGCTTTTCATTTACGTATTTAGACCAAGCATAAGGATTAAGATGATCAGAATCTACAGTAGATGATGAGGCATATACAACAGGTATTTCATATTCCTCACATGCATGAATCAATCTTTGAGTTCCAGTTATATTTGTATCAATATACATTTGTGGATTCTCTAAAGAATGTCGTACACCTGCATGTGCAGCTAAATGAATAACTCCATCATAATTTTCTAGATGATGTCTCCAAGGGATAATCTCTATATCATGATTATATGTTTTGATACCAAACTTATCTTTTAATATGTTTGCCCTATCATGTTTTAATTGAGGATCATAGTAGTCATTAAAGTTATCTACACCACCAATTTCATAACCTTGCATAGCTAACTTCTCAGCTAAATGAAATCCAATAAAACCAGCAATACCAGTAATATATATTTTATGCATGAGCCATAAGTAATTCTAATCCTTTCTTCTTCTTTTCCTTTTCTTCCTTTGCAAAATCTTTGACAGCTTTGTCAGTATCTTGTATTCTAGAGATCTTTTCACGAAGTGTATCAAGAAATGATTGATCGATTGGACTATTTAAATCAATGGCAGATACAAACTCTTCAATGTTTGCTTGCTCCATAAATTTAAATTTAATATCAGCTTGTTTCTTTTCTTTAACGATTCTACGTATAAAAGCAAAGTAAGCTATCTGTGTAAAATATGAGAATGCATTAGGCTTACCAGTTCTTGTGCTTGCATCTATTCTATAATTGTATATTGCTTTTAAACAATTCTCAACTCCATCCATGACCATCTCATCTCGATATGTATATCGTACAAAGTTTGGCTTATGAGATAATCCTTCACAGATCTTCATAAAACATATTGCGATATAATCAGGTACAACTGGATTCTTCGTACCAGCTTCTTTGGCTGCATTTGCTTGTGTAACATAATCAACAACTGCATATGAGAAGTCTCTGTTATTTACGTAATGGGGTTTGTCACGAGGTTTAATCTTTTCAGGCATAATATTTCCTATTAGTTCAAATGTATTACCATTATAACATATTTCGCGCAATTGTACATACTTTAACTAAATAATATAGCTATCTAATAGCCAATTCTTTATTTGTTTCTCTACTAAATGTTCAAATACACTATAAGTTTTTAATGATTTGTCAAGCTTGGTTAATTGATCTTTCATTGTATTGTATATTTCTTTTAATTCACTGATTGGTAAATTCCATATAGCATATTGTTTAGGATAAAGTATGGTATTGAACCACAAATTTGCATTCAGATCATGGGTGAACTCCACAAAGTGAACCATCTCTTCCCAATTATTTCTCATAGGATTAACCATAATAGATAACTCACGATTATTATCTTTACAATATTGATAAAATTTAGTAGTGTTTATCATAAGCTTATCGAAATTACCATTGATTCGAATCTCTTCATAACGAGATGCTATTAAACTATCAATAGAAATATTAATATGCAAATTATTATTATCCATAATATGTCTAACTCTTTTATTAATTACTGTACCATTTGTTGCCACATTAATTTTTAGTGATGGATTAATACGGGCAACATCATCACATATATCTAATACAATCTTTTGAGCAAATGGTTCTCCACCATTAAACCTTAATTCAGTTAGCTGTGGAATAAACTCATGTAGTTGTTCTCTAAATGAATCATCATAAATCATAGGCAAAGGTGGGAGCTTATCACGGTTTTTACGTATGCCACTACTTAATTCACCACTACACATTATACATTCAAGGTTACATTGATTACTTAATTCTAATTCCATTAAACTTGGATAGACAGGATTGACTGGATAATCTTCGTAAGCTTTAGCTAAGGGCCATACACCTTCATTAATATTCTTTTCACATTCTTTACATCTATCTAAAAATATATTATTGTCTAATGCTTTTCTATATTTCTCAAAGGCATCACCAAACCATATATCTCTTATAGATCTATCTTGTGACCAATCATCGCAGTAACCTAATAGTTTCCAGCATGGAGAAGCTCTACCATGTACTGAGAAATACATATTATTAAATGGGGCATTACACGGTGTCAAGATCTATTTTTCCTTTGGTTTTATCTGTGCAAATTCTATAACATGGTCCAGCTATAGTTTCTTCACTTTCCCAAGACTCTGGTAATATTTTTGTATACCATTCATTATTTAATATATCACCTAAATCATTTTTAAATATATTAAGCTCATCTTTTCTTTTATCATATTCTTTATAAAGATAATGATTACGTACATGATTATCTACTAATGATCTATGATATAATTGATCTTTAACTTTATCCCATTTCTTTTGAGTTTTTGGTTGGGTTACTGCAATTCTAAAATATCCAGCAAGATAGCAACAAGGAAGTATTTGTCCGTCTGGTCCTACCAGCATTTGTTCATCTTCTTCTATCCATTTACAAACAGTTTTGCTTTCTTTCATAAGTCTCCTATCTCTAAATGTGTTCTTTGCGCGCTTAACCCATATTTTGGACTATGCTCTAAAAATTGTGCTTTGCCATTTTTATAAAATTCGAATTTCTCTATATGATGAGCCCTGTCTGAAGGAACAAACAAATGATAATGATCTCCTATTACATCATCAACCATTTTATGTATTTCTTTAAGATGATTTTCGTTATGTTTAAATACTACTGTAAATACTCCAGCATGTCCATATAAAGAATATGCTTTCATATTTTTAATTATTTTATTTAAATTTGTTTTTTGCCTATAGAATTCATGCATCTCTTGTGTAGATCCATCTATGTCAAAAATCATATGACCTCTATCATAACCTATTATATAACTAAGGTGTTGCCACCAAAATTCAGTTCTCATACTACCATTAGTATTAATAATAATATAACATTTAGATTCTTTAATAATATATTCACAAATTTCAAATATATCTTTACACATCATAGGATCACCTAAACTTCCACAAAAATTTAATCGATCTATATGTTCTAATGTTTTTGGAGGAAATGCAGTTTTAAATTCTTCAAGTGACCATTGTATAAGTGGTAGCCAATTAACTTTTTTTAATGTTTTTGGATCTGTTCTATGACATTGTGGACATGCTGCATTACAATTAGTTGTAATATCTAACCATGCATTAATTTTTTTATTCTTATAAAGATCAGAGTAAGTTTTCATATTGATTGCTTATCATTTTTTTTAAAAAAAGTGTATTTTCTTATATCGCGATAGTCTGCACTACCTTTACTTTCTGGCTTTAGATCTTTTTTATTCTTAAATATTTCAGAACCTACTGCAGCAGTTTCAGGCGTCATATAGTAATGATAACCAATCTCTGTAATATCTTCTTCATTATAATTTTTATTTTCGTATATAGATCTACCATCGTGGCGCATACGTACTAGTCTATCTCTTTCTTCTTTATTATCTAAAAGAATCATACCACCTCTACCAATGTTGATATGCTTTTTAAAATGAAAGGATAAGCACATTTTAGTTTTTGGAATATATCCGTTCTTTTCCCAATGTAGCGCTGCATCAATTATATCATCAGCAACATAGTAATAGTCTCTCCAGTGTTTATCTACCAGTCGATATGGCATTCTTATTTTTTCAAGCATAAAAGGGAGAGAGATATAAGTTTTTGCTGGTATATCAAGATGAACATAAAACTTAAGTTGAAGACACATCTCAATAGCGTGCGTACAGCAATCCGTTGCCACAGCATATGGAGCTCCAAAGAATTCGGCTACTTCATTTTCAAAATCACTTAATGCTTGAAAAGACATTAAAGTTTGTTGTGTCCATAATCAGATTCTAAATGATAGGGTTTGTTTTTTTCTTTATCATACCAATATAAACTTTTATGAGGAGGGTCTAGTGGATTATGTATAGCATTAGAAACATAATAAAATAATCTAAATCCAACTCTAAATTTATCTTTAGGACAAGTCATTGGTTCAGGATATCCGTGAAATGCTTTACTATGATATTTCCATATAATAGCATTACCCATTTTAGGTGAATATTCAAAAAGCTTTCTAGTTTTATTAGAATCCCAAAATTGTAAATTTCCTCCCCATTTAGGATCCCAATCTGGAGTAAAATATAAGTTTACACTTAAAGCTCTATGTGTTTGGCATTCTTCATTCCAATTAAAATCTGAATGTACTTTAAGACTATCACCATTATAACTTTTCATATAGCCAGCTCCAACTAAATATGGGTCTGGTAATAAATATTTAATTCCAGAAATCTTTTCTAGTTTAATTAGAAAATCTTTTGAGTGAAATTCGTTTACTATTGATTGTGCAATTGGTGCTTCCTTAAGATCATTGCATTCTTCCATATAACTGCCAGCTCTAGTAAAAGTTGTCCAATATTTTTTTGGTATAATTTTACTTTCTTCATATAATAATTTAGCAATTTCTTCTGGTATAAAATTCTCAAATTCTTTAATCATATTTCTATTTATCATGATAATAAATTAATTAATCTATTTCGTATATTCTCTTTAGAACCTAATTGAGTTATTAAATCTTTATTATGTTTAATTTTTTCTAAAACCGAAGGCTGGTCAAATATACTTAAAGGTTGCTCACTTATTCTTTTAATTTCAGCAATAAATCCTTCAATATACGATAGATAATCTTGGTCATGATCTTCAAATGAATAATCAAATATCTCTGGAAATATTTCAAATCCCAAGGATTTTAAGTGTTGATTTTGATACAATGTGCCATAGATAATAAATGGTATTTCAGCTACCATAGGTTTAAAAGTTTTCTCTGTAAAAAAACAAAGATTATGAAATGGAAAACTTTCGAATACAATATTAAAATAACTTTCGTGCATCTGTATAGGTATTCTAAAATCTTCGTCTCCAACTCCTAAGTTTACTTCATTACTATCGATATATGGGAAATCAAACAACTTATTAACTAATATTTTATCATAATAATTGTCATTTAAATAATTATAATACTTAAACTCTTGTAAATGCTTTTTATTATCGATGAAGTTATCAGACGGATATAGAGAATTAGTTAACTGAAATTCATCACCGTGTTTACGAAGAAATGTAGTGTAAAAACTATGATCTAATAAATTTTCAGCCATAAGGCCTGCTAGAGCAAGATATCTATGAGATTTTCTTATTTCTCCACATAATAAAGAAAATAAATACTTTCTTTCAATATTTTTTGAAGGATTTGTTATATTCCAATTATCATTCTTCATTAACTCCATATTGTGTACAAGATACATGGGAAAAAACATAACATCAACAGCATATTTTAAAAAAGGTACAATCGTTGGATCATTTAATTTATCATCGCCATTTGAAAAATTACAAAATATTTTAAATTTTTTTGGTATTATATCTTTTATTTCTTGAATATTATTTTCTGGTATACAAATATTTAAAGATTCCCATGAATGATCATATATAACAGTAATTCCATTATCATCACACCATTTAATTTCATCTTTCCAATCTAATAATTCTTCTAAGCCTAAACCTAATATTTTAGATTTAATAAAAAATATATTATTTTTAGTTTTATCAACTTTTGAACTACTAAAGAAAATTGGTTTTCGTTCTGATTCTATTAGATTACAATACTCCATAAGACAATCAATAGCAGCAGAATAATATTCATTTGCATACCAAAAAACATACTCAATTTTTTTCATATTTATTTTAGCTAAAGTGTGTACAAAGCGGCTTTTCTATGATATAATAAAAGAGTATCTTTGCGGGGGGATAGTATACAGTTAATGGGTGGTGGAATTTCCTTTCATGATCTTCATTTGTTCTTCAACCATCTCTTTATCAGTTTGGATCTCATCTAATATAATCTTCATATAATGTGCCTTTACATCATCAGTCACATCTGTAGTAACCATAACATTAAAGTCTTCTAAGACATGTAGTTTCTGATTAGAGAATGGTAGCCATGGTGTCATAACATAATGAGAATCTAAATCTTCTACTTGTACCTTCATCGGTTCTTCTATACCAATAAGTGCACCATTAGACTCGTCATCTAAGTCATGAGTGTATGCTATAATTGATTCACCTGAAACTAACTTAAACATTTTAACAGGTAAATCTGATATTTGATCTGGGAAGTTCTTTTCCATGTATGTATTTATAATAATTTCACCTCGTGGATCTTAAATTTAAACCTTTCTTTACTGTATATTTTAACCCTCTCACCACTATGATTTAAGGTATAATTCTTATTTGCTTTCCAATGTAGGTCATCTGCAATGTCATATACCGTGGTATCAAGTGTACTCTTTCTTAATCCCCTACCAATACTTTGCAATACTCGTATCTGACTCTTACTTGGACTTGCAAATATAATATTGTGTAGGTTAACTATATTTATTCCTGTAGAGAATGTGCCATATGAACAGACTAATATAGCATTAGACTCTTGCTCAGTGATTGATCTAATTTCTTCGCGTGTGTCAGCTGGTGTCTTACCACTCACATAGAATACTTTTCTATCCTTATCTGTTTCACTATTGATTAATCTAAACAGCGGTTCACCATGCTTCTCCACATACTGAAATAATACTAATGTATTACCTTTAAGATCTATAGCTAAATTCTTTATAAAGTTATTTCTTTTAGATGATGTAACAATCCAGTCTACCTCATCTTGATATTTCATTTTACTTACTTCTTTACAATGTTCCTCTTTGTGTTTAAGCAATAATATATCAATCTTTATATTGGCAAGATCACCACGATCGATTAGCTCTTTACTTGTTGTGATATTCTTATGTGGTCCAAACAAACCTTCGAGGACAAGCTTATGTGTTTGTGTACCATCTAATGTACCTGTTAAGCCATATCGATAGTTTGCATTCACACATTTAGTTAAGATACTTGTTAATGACTTTGCTTTAAATCCATGAGCCTCATCACCAATAACCATACCAAACTGTTCGAAATATCCTTTTTGCATTTTGTATATAGACTGCCATGTAGACACATAGATCTTTTTAGTCTTATGACCTTTATCTAAACCTGCCATAATCTCATGACATCCGTTTACATCAAAGTTAGGATCATTCTCAGAGTATTTTGCAAAGTCTCCCACCATTTGTTTAACAAGTGATGTAGTAGGAACAATCAATAATACCTTATCTGCAATATGGTCATAGCTCATATCTAAGTAGTATCTCATCATAAGATATATGATATAAGATTTACCTGAAGCTGTAGGACTTACTAACAATCCTCGTTTATTCTCAAGTGCATATTGTACCGCAGATAACTGGTAATCTCTTGGTGCAAATGGTAATATATATTCATCGATAAAAGACATATCAACTTCTTGATGTGCACCAGGAAGGTTAGCCTCTGACTTAATACCATGAGGTAAAATTTTTACTGCTATATTTCTTTCTGCAGCGAACGCTGCAATATATTTGTATAGACCAGAGTATATGGATTGATCTCTTAGATTGAGTAGTCTTACCTTACCATCCCACATCTTATTTCTAAATTGTGGCATGAATTTATAACCAGGAACAAAGAATGTAAAATACTCTGCTAGTTCTTGTATGATTCCTTTATCTTCACAATCAACATAAAGAAAGGCTGCATCTTTAGTCTGTAGTGTTATTTCTTCCATGTGCTAAGTGTATGGCAAATTCCATAGCAGTCATTCCATCAGGATAGACTACATCTAAAGGTTTTGATTTGAGTAATGCTTCAGTCTCTTTTATAAGCTTTTCGAACTTAGACTTTTCAGCACAAGGCTTTAAGTCTTTATTCATATTGTTATAATGTACGAGTAATAACTCAAGCGTCTTGCGACTAAACTCCTGCTTCAAAGGATCTCCATTTAATTATGTTACCAATATTCTGATGTCTCCATCGTATTGTACTCATGATTTCTTCTAATGTTTCAATAAGAACCTTATCATATTCAAGTGCTGCTTGAGCTTTTTGGATATCAAGATCTGCATCATAATAATAGTTCATGTCACCTTTCAGTGGTTTATTCAGACCACCGAAAGGATCGTATTCCCATTTGAATGCATCTATCTGATCTTTAGATAGTTTACCATTATAGTATAACCATTTATCTTTTAACAATGTTTTATAATCAAGATCTTTTTTCTTTCTACGCATCTTAGATATAGTAATTAACTCTAAGTACTTACTATGTACGCGTGCCATCCTGACAGTAGTGTCATCTAATTTCAAATCATCTATTATGGAATCTTCCTTCCACATCTCTAATACTTGTTCAATATTCATAATAATCTAGTTATATCTATAATAGTTATATTATATCATAGTTTTGCTCATTTGTACACAGTATCTATAATAACTTTTGTGATGTCATATGGGTTAGCATTACTTGCAGGTCTTCTATCTTCTAAGTAACCTGAGGTATAACCAGACTCAATTGTCTCAAGAGGTATTCTCACACTAGCTCCTCTATTGCCTTCACCATATGTAAACTGATCAATAGAAGCAGTCTCATGTTTACCTGTCAATCTCTCTTCATTATGTTTACCATAAACAGCTATATGTTCTGCATGTCTGTCATGCATCTTACTGAGTATATCTGTAAATGTACCTAACCTTGCACCATTCCTCATCTCATCTGTAGAGAAGTTTGTATGCATTCCACTACCATTCCAATCACCCTTACGAGGTTTAGGTTGGATATTAATATCATAACCATGTTCTTCTGCAACTCTCTCTAATATATATCTACTCATCCAAAGATCATCTCCAGCATTCTTTGCACCTTTACTAAACACTTGATATTCCCATTGACCTAAGGCAACTTCAGCATTTGTTCCAGTAATATTAATCTCTGCATTAATACATTTAATCATATGATCAGATACCACCTTACGACCAGCAACTTTACTTGCACCTACTCCACAGTAATAAGGTCCCTGTGGTCCAGGCTCTCCATCCTGCCATCCAAGTGGTCTATTACCACCATTCATTATAAAGTACTCTTGCTCAAAACCAAACCAATAGTCATCAGAATCTTCAAACTTTATTGCAGATCTCTTTTCTGTTTCACACATAACAAGCCATCCATTGAAATGGAATGGGTTAGGATAGATTTTAACGGGGGTAAGTATGCAATCTGAGTGATCGCCTGTGGCTTGGCCGGTAGACGAACCGTCATATGACCATTTTGGAACTAAGCTTAGTTCTTGTATATCTCCTTCAGCAATTTTTATTTTACTACGTAATTGCTCTTCGGCATCTAGCCATACGTATTCTAGTAATGT